AGGCCGATTATAGAGGAGGCTTTTCCTGGTCTTTTACGAGATAACCTTTAAAAGTCTACTGATTTACATTTTAACTCTAACTTCAGGGTGTGCATCAATTTGTACACTCTTTTTTCATAAGGTACTATTAATGAACGCTCAAATCGAAAGATTAATCAAAGACTCAGCCGAATTAGAAATATACGCCAAAAAGTTAGTAAAGAAAGGCGAAGAAAACAGAGCACAGAAAATCTTAAAGAAACGAAACTTTATAGAGCAACAAATATCGTACTTGCATGGACCTAAACTAAATTCAATATAAGAAGAAAAAATAATCGTATACAAACGTCTTAAACTATGTTATAATTACTTATTGAATTAAACAATTAATGATGAAGCTATAATATCCGGATTATGAATATATTTGTACTTGATAATGACCCAGTAATTGCTGCACAAATGATGTGCGATAAACATATACCTAAGATGATTGTAGAATCAGCACAGATGTTGTGTACTTCTCATCGTTTACTTGACGGTAAGGAAATGAAACGTCCTTCGAAATCGGGTAAAAGAATGGTGAAGTACTGGGATCTATACGAAGGATCAGACGATCTTGAAGCTGAGTTACTCTACTATGCCGCTGTACATACAGGCCATCCTTGTACTGTATGGACTATGAAATCAGAAGCCAATTATCGATGGCATTGGCAGCATCTACATGCTCTCTGCGACGAGTATACATATAGGTATAGTACAGAAAAAGAACCATACAAAACTCATAAGACTCAAAGAGAAATACTTTGGGCTATTCAAGCACCTCCAAGAAATATTCCGAAAGGTGATTTGACAGAGTTTGCTCAGGCCATGAAGATGTATCCTGAATGTATGGTTCCTGGTAACGCTGTAAAGGCTTATCAAAACTACTACCATGTCGCAAAACATTTTGCTAAATGGGAAAAAGGTCGACCAGCTCCTGACTGGTGGAAAGGATACCAAGGTGCCGAAGTACACGCTGCGTGATATAAAAACAAATGAGACATGGGACGTGACATGTTCTTGGAACGAGTTACAAACTATACTTGATGAGATGCCAGATGTCGTGAAGGAACTCTCTACACCTGCATTTTGTGGTAATACCATGTCTAATCTTCGTCGAGCTGGCAGTGGTTGGCAAGACGTGTTGAATGGCATAAAGAAAAATTCCGGGGCTGGCAATAAAATTAAAACATGAGACGCGGAAAAAAGAAGTCTAAATCTGAATATATAAAAATTCGGATACGCCAATTAAGAGAAGATGCAAATAAAGCATCCGACAATCATGATAGAAAATGGTACTATAGATTGATACAAGAACTCAAATGGGTTGATGAACATGAGTAAGGCGAAAGCGCGATATGAAGATCTTTTCGAATTTGAACCGCAAACTACAAACCAAGATAAAGCATGGAACGCGTGGGATGAAGGTGATAATCTCGTACTTGCTGGTTCAGCTGGTACTGGCAAAACTTTTGTTGCGTTATACTTGGCATTGGAATCGGTTCTCGAGCGAGAGACGCCTTATGATAAATGTATTATTGTCCGATCGGTTGTCCCTACGAGAGACATGGGATATTTACCAGGAACGATAGAGGAAAAGAAGGAAGTATTTGAAACGCCATACAAGGCAATCTGTAACGAACTTTTTGGTGATAATGCAACTTATAATAAAATGGTGAATAGTCATCAATTAGAGTTCACAACTACATCATTTATTCGTGGTTTAACTATAGATAATAGTATAATAGTTGTTGATGAGATGCAAAATCTTAATTTCCACGAGCTTGATTCTGTAATTACGCGTGTAGGTAATAATTGCAGAGTCATATTTAGCGGAGATTATCGACAGTCTGATTTTAAAGATGAAGCTGAGAGAGATGGCATACAAAGATTTTTGAGAATTATTGAGCAGCTAAAAAATTTTAGTGTGATTACTTTTGGATGGTCTGATATTGTAAGGTCAGATTTTTTGCGCGATTATATTATGACAAAAGAAATGTTAGGAATAAAGTAATGTTGAAATGGACACCGGCAATTATCGCGATATTTATGGTCATTATGGCCATATTAAATAGCGAAGCGTTTTCAGAAGATTTAGGAGCAAAGGCTTATTTGTTCAACAAACCGGTTTTGTGTGGATCTACCATGCAAGAATCCATGGATATGCTGTCGCAGATTAAAAGTGACGGTATGAAACCACTTATGTGGTTTACAGGTAATTCTTTCAATGGTGATCAGTCAAAATTCTTCTCTGATGTTTTTGTTCTATATGATCCTACAGATCAACAAATAACTATTGTTGAAAGACAATACAGTGGTTTCACTTGTGTATTGTCAGGTGGTACTGGTTCTATTGAATTTGGTACGCAAGAAATAAAAGACATCCTTGGATGGAATGATATACCATGAAGTACTATATACTTATAGTTATGATGGCTGGACCAGGAGAGTTTATAGAGCATCAGCTCTATGATCAAATGCCTTTTGATAACGTAAGTGATTGTCAACATTTTAGTTCAACATATTGGCAAAAACTTACAAGTTTAGCTGAAATGAAACATCAAAAGGAATGGGCTAACATGTTTTGCATTCCAGAGCGTAAGACTGAGAATGGACCCATACAAGATAATGAATACATAAGGATGATTTTGAATGAAGAGGGTATTTAAACATGAAGAGCTGGATATCGGATATGATGATTTGGTTGCAGACACACGGGAAACTGGTAGGGTATATGTTGCTCCTGATGGTTCTCGTTATCCTAGCGTCACAACAGTACTAGGTATACTCAGTGAAGACTCCATCAGGGAATGGAGACAACGAGTTGGCGAAGAAGAAGCGAATAAGGTTAGCCATCGAGCTTCTAATCGCGGTACTGCTGTACATAGCATTATTGAAAAGTACTTAAGAAATGAAGATACATCAGACAATCTCCCTCATATTAAGCAAAGCCTTGCGAATCTGCGGCCAATTCTTGATAAATCTATCGGAAAAATCTTTGGCCTCGAAACTGCTCTTTATAGTCGCCATCTTGGTATGGCTGGTCGTTGTGACTGTATAGCTGAATGGAATGGCGTACCGTCGATTATCGATTTCAAAACGTCTAGACGCATCAAAAAGAAAGAGAATATTGCTAGCTACTTTGCTCAAGCGTCGGCGTATGCCATCATGTTCGAAGAACGTACAGGCCTGGCGATACCGAACACGGTAATCGTTATGGACGTCGACGATAATCACCCTCTTATATTTGAAGAACATCGAGATAACTTCGTTGAACTTCTACTCTCCACAAAAAAAGAATACGATAGACGCAAACTTTTTTCACATTAAGTGAAAAAAAACGTTTACATTTACCTCCGAATAGTATATAATAGTACTATAAAGGAGCTAAATTATGAATTATGAAGTCGAAATCTTAGAAGCGCAAGAACTAGCTTGCACATACTATAACATTCCAAGACGTAAGTTCGTAGAGCTGGCAGCAGAGCACTATCCAAGAAATGCTTATCTGTTTCACGTTGCCATACGTTGTTACGATGAAATTCAAACTGATATGATGGAGATTGCATAATGCGTATCAAAGGTGCTATGACTATTTTACATAAACGTGCTGATTATTTCGGAGTTACTTTTAGACAACTTATCGATATGTACGAATCAGACAGTCCGATGAAAATTGAAAACGAAACTGGTCGTCATATCGAAGCGTATGAGGTCTATAAAAGAGACCAAGGGTATGTCTGGTCTGGTCTGCTTGGCTACAAGTGGGTTACTCGTGAACAAAGCGCTGTTATCTACAAAATGTGGAAAGGCGAAGGCTATCAATTAGATTTATTTGAGGAGAGTATTATATGATTTATTTGGATATGGATGGCGTAATTGCCGATTTCTTTGGTGGACTTGAAGAAAAATTTGGAGTTGATCATTGGAAAAGTTTAAGTTGGAAAGAAGAAGTTTTTGCCAAACTTAAAGGTACTGATTTCTTTGCTCGGCTTCCTGTATTTGGCGAACAAGATCGAAGATCAGAATCGATCGCAGTTCATAACCTTGTAAAGGTCATCGCAGAAGATAATGGTATCGACTGGGGTATCTGTTCTTCACCTCTTCGTGGTGATGAATACAATTCTGCTTATCACAAACGCAATTGGTTACAAGAATGGGATTTTATGCCTAACAATATTGATAACTGTATCTTTACTTCAAACAAACCTAAATACGCTTGGAGTTATAAAGATCTATTGCCAAATGTTTTAATCGACGACAAGCCTCAAAATATCAAGGCTTGGAAAGACGCCGGTGGTATTGGTATCCGTTTTCAAGCAAATGAAGACGATATTGATTATCTTGAATGGGAATTACTTGAAGCAATGAAGGAAAGATACGAATGAATCATATGCAATTACTGAACCTGAGAACTGAATTTGAAGAACTTGCAAGCGAATTCTCTAATTCTGTTGGATCGGGTTCAAGTATAAATACTCTTGAATGGTTCGCAGAACACGGCTTTAGGTCAAATCGTCTGCGCAATGGTTATGATCGTGCAATGGAAATTGCTAACATAATTCTAGCGGAGTATAAAAATGGCTGCACAGAAAACTTTAGAGGCCGGCAGTAAGTATGAACATTTTGACAAGGACGGTGATGGAGTAATCACTGATGAGGAATTTGAGCTCGAACGTGAAATGATGAGAGCAGATAACGAAGATAAGAAAGAGGATCAAATCCGTCGTATGGCGTGGTTTGCTTTGTTAGGACTATTACTTTATCCTGCTGGTATCTTTGTTACTACTTTTTTAGGACAGTTACAAGCGGCAGCGCTGATTGCAGATATTGCTCCAACTTATTTTGTTTCTGTATCTGCTCTAGTTGGCGCTTTCTTTGGCGCGCAAGCATATCAAAAAGCAGCTTCAGAAAAATCAACACCTAAGTCGAAATCGTCTCGTAGTTAGGAGTGAAATGAAAAGATTGATATATCAGGTTTACACAGGTAAACCTTCTAGATTATACGACCACTGTACAAACTCAGTTAGCGAATATTGCTCAAAATATGAGATAGATCATATTGTACAACGTCAACCAATTATGAAAATTAAACCTGATGTATTTGTTACAAATAGAAGCAAGGAGTCATACGAAAAATACGGTGGCTTCTTGCCTATTTACGAAAAAGAAAATGCGTTTGACTATTGGGATAGATACGATCAGATCTGCATTATAGATGCGGATATATGGATTCGTCCAGGTTCTCCAAATATTTTTGAACATACAAGCGCTGACGCGGATTTTTCTGGTGTCATAGAAGCTTCTATGCCCATTTTACCTTGGTACGAGCAAAAGATTGAAAATTATTCTCGTATGCAATATGGTCAATTGAAGGACTATTGGAAACCTCAAGGTAAAACAGGTCACCCTTTCATGAACATGGGATTGATGATGATGAATAAATCTATTACGAAATACCTTCGTGGTGATTCAGGTAAACAGTTTATTCAAAGGCCTGAGTTTAAAGATTTTGTAGACGGCATAGGCACATGGAAATGGTCAACAGATCAGACATTACTTAACTACTGGATATATAAAGAAAAGATGACGGTAAAAAATCTTAACTGGAAATGGAATGCTCTTTATACGGCTGTAATAGACTATTACGTCAAAGAAGCATATTTTGTTCATTTCTTCTTAAAAGATAAATTGCCTCAAAAAGGTGAAGATGTTGATCAGTTGATGCGAGATGTGCAGTGATACTTGAAAATTTATTTAACAAATATAATACAGATAAATCTGAAAAACATGGTTATCATATGGTTTATGAAAAGTATTTTGAACCATATAAAGATAAAAAAATAAAAATACTTGAAGTTGGCGTATGGGAAGGTGCTAGTACTTTAGCACTGCATGAGTACTTTGACAGCGCAGAAATCTATGGTATAGACATATTCGAAAGATTTCCAATGGAAAGTATTAAACCTTATTCTCTTGAAAGATGTCAATTTATTCAAGGCGATTCGATGAAAAAGGATATCGTCGAAAAAGTACAAGAAGAATGGGGTGATATAGAATTTGATATTATCATTGATGATGGTAAACATACGCCTCGTGCAAATATGAAAACATTCGAGCATTTCTCTCAGTTTCTTTCAGATGAAGGCCAATACTTTATTGAAGATGTCTGGCCTCTTGAAAAAATGACTATGGCAGAACTTGATCATTATTGGTTACAAAAGAAGCCGCACGAATATAACACAACAATCAACAATGAATTTCTAACTAAACTTGAAAATTCAGATATGAAGATTGAAAAGTTTGATCTACGTAAAACATCAGGAGAACCTGATAGTTACATTATAAGGTTATCAAAATGAGAGCTAGAGTAGTATATATTAAAGACCATGAAGATAGTGAAAAGCAGGCCAAGCAGGCCTTTAGTTCCTTTAAGATGTATGATTGGGATGTAAAAGTAAAAGCAGGTTTTACAAAGGAAACTGTCAAACATACAAACAAAATTATCGAAGAAAGCAGACTGCTGAACTTTGAAAAGGAAAACAAAAATCGTTATCACACGAAACTTGCTTGCGCGTATAACCATATAGATTTTTGGCAAAAGGTTGTTGAAGAAGACGAACCAATGGCGTTTATTGAGCATGACGCTGTTTGTACAATGGAATGGAATGATGAGTGGGATTTTGAAGACTATCTGATTCTAAACGCTGAATGGGTATTTAGACCTCCAAACAAACTTGCTCTTCAACAGTTTAGAGACTATGAATGGCCAAGTTTTGGTGTGAATGATATGCCTGATAATTATCCATTGCTTTATTACCGTGAAAATGTCTGGAAAGATTCAATGATGGCTCCGGGTACTGGCGCGTACGCGATCACGCCGCAAGGCGCTAACAAAATGCTAGAAGCTGTAGAAATGTTTGGCATGGATCAATCTGACTTTATGATCAATTCTTTTAACGTTAGAATGCAGTACATATTACCAAGTCCTGTTAAATTTAATACTGTGAATTTGAGTACTTCTTATGGATTGTAAACATATTGCTGTAAGATCAAAAAGCGTAAGATCAAATGATGCATACACTACGCCTGGACTTGGTGACAGAGCTCATGAAGTACTAAAAGCGCATCTTTACGGCAAAGCACATGATTGTAAGGTTACACTTCATCTTACAAAAGATAAGTATGGTAAACCACATAAGAAAATTTCTTGGAATGAACTACTTACACTTGTGCCAAATGTCGATATTGAAGTTCATGATGTTGCTGGATTAGAAGAAGATGATTGGCTTCAGTATCTTAAAGACAAAGGAATCGAAGCTGAAATATATCGCTATAAAGAAATACCTACAATGCTAGATGGATTCGAAGCTTCTCAATATTTTACAGAGCTGCCATGCTTGCCGCCTCCTGATATTAAACAAAAACTGCCAAAAAAATTTGTAACTGCCCAATTTGACTCAACCGACCCTAATCGAAATTCAGATTTGATTCGTATTGAAGGCCTTTTAGACAAGTTTAGACTAAAAGGCTGCGAAATTGTTACAGTAGGTGGAGCTTCTAAAAACGCTGAGTTAAGAGATTCAATATTACATATCGCGCATGCTATGCATTTTGCAGAGGCTCACGTTGGTGTAGATTCTGGTATGATGCATCTTGCTCAATTTTACAAAAGATGGGAACAGATACATATATTAACAGCACAATTTACTTCTCATCATTTAATTCGTGCTAAAAATTATGGAGCGTTACTTTATGGTTGAAATAATTGAACACGGTGGCTTATATTATCCAGCATTTCAGAAAGAAGGTCACGCTTCGCAATTTGCAATACCATTTGCCAAGCATCTTTGTAAAGGCGAAGGTCTTGATATTGGTTGTATGAAAAAAGAATGGGCTTTTCCTGGTGCCACTCCTATCGACCTTGACTTTGACGATGAATGGCATGCAATGAATTTACCAGACAAAAAGTACGATTATATTTTTTCGTCTCATTGTGTTGAACATATCAATGACTGGGTAGGCGTGTTAGACTATTGGAGAGAGCATTTAAAATCTGAAGGCGTTTTGTTTTTATATCTTCCACACTATTCACAAACATATTGGAGACCTTGGCATAATCGTAAGCATGTAAATGTTATGAGCCCTCTGATTATTTACGACTATTTTAAAGATAGAGACTACAGATATAAATGGGTTACAGGTCCCGATCTCAATAATTCTTTCTATGCCGTTGCCGTAAAATGATAACACTTCAGTGTCCCGATAATCCAAAACAACTCGGTGATACTATAGATACTCTTTTTCTTGCTCACATGATTAGTCGTGTAGAGGAATGTAGAGTGAATGTTCAGATTAAACATCCAGATCAGAGATTATTAAATGAACTTGTTTCATTTGCAGATGTAATTATTGGTAAAGAAACAATTGGCAAAACACTTTCATTTCAACAAAATACTGAAGGCTTTAAACTATATCATCGCTACGCAAAGGAAGTTAATCCAATTCCAAGAAGCGGTATAAAAATTGAAAGAGACATTTCTTTACCTAATAACTTTATAACGACACAGTGGGACGCTCAACAGATTTACAGAAGAGTTGATAAATACGACAAAGAGCGCTGTAATCAAATTGAAAGCTTTTACGAAAAGATGGGATATGATGTAATTCGTATAGGAGGCGAAGGTAAATATAAAAAGCTTGAAGATATAATATACGTAGTGTCTAAAGCTCAGTTACATGTCGGTGTTGGTTCTGGAATGATGCACATCGCAAAATTTTTAATGCCGCCAGAAAACATCCATTATTATCATAATGTAAAAGAAAGGCGCGACGAGCGTTTTCCTGACGGTCTCGACGTAGCTTGGATGGGCAGAGAAATAATTAGAAGAGGCGCTCGTTTTAACTATTCTGACAATAACACCAAACAAGAAAAATATTTTAGTGATGTGAGTCTATATCATGATACCTAAACATACATTTAAAAATAATTTTTGGTCACAACAAAGATATGATGAGAACATATTGTTTAATTCTAAAGGTGTTCATCAACCGACTGGCCATTATAAAACAAACGATGCATCTGCACAGTTTGAAGAGATTAAGCCGTTTTTAAAGAATAAAAGAAACGCGATTGATATTGGCGCAAGATGGGGATCCTTTACTGTACAACTTCATAAGTTTGGTTTTAAACATGTCTATATGGCAGAAATGAGAAACATACATTATGAAGGTATCTCATATAATGTTGACATGTCTAGAGCCACGCTGTTACCACATCCAATAATGGACAAGCATGGTAAGATAGATCGATCCGGTAAATGGATTAGTAAACCAACTGGTGGTAGTATCGAATGTTTCTCAATTGACAATATGAATATTGAAAATGTAGACTTTATAAAGATCGACGTAGACGGACCAGACAGACTCGTAATGGTTGGCGCAAGAGAAACTATTCAAAGATGTAAACCTGTAATCTATATCGAATACGGCACAGAACAATTGAAGTGGGAAAAAGAAATTAATAATCTGAATCTGCTACAAGAGCATCTTGTGCCTGATGGATATACAGTTCATGAATGTAAAGTTGAATCGAATAATATTATACTAGTACCATGAAGTGTCACATAATTGGAAACGGTTACTCTCGAGATTTATTTCAAGATGATGGTAGTTACAAAGTTTGTTTAAACCTTCATTCTTATGAATGTAATTTACTTTTTGCAGTCGATGATATTGCTATTAATTACTTGGCCAATAAAAATTTTTATGGAACAAAGGCTGTGATTAGTAATCATTCGAATGTAGAACATGAAAACATTATTGACCGTGTACCAAGATACCGTAAAGGAATACCGTACGTAAACATAGACGGCATTGATCCTAAAAGAGCAAGTTTTAACGTCGGCCATTGTGCATATAGATGGCTTCGAGATAAAGGATATAACGAGATACATTTGTGGGGCTTTGATATTTTCTTTAACAAATCTCTAGTCAGTTTAAGTGATGCAATATTTGGTCATTCTTACGAATACAAAACAGATTTAAAGTTTGTAATAAAAGCAGACAAATATCTAAGAATATGGAATCATATAATCGATGTTCCAACTTATGTACATATGCACAATGAAGAACAAATAGTCGAGCCCACCAGCGATAATAAATACCTCAAAGGAATATATCATGGGAATGGGTGACGACATTATGTTTCTTGGTGAAGCTGAGAGAATATACAATCAGACAGGAAAAACAATCAGACCCATCGCTGACAGCGGTAAGTCTGTTTTTTATAAGAACGTACCATGGCTATACGAAGGCGGTGAGATCTCTGTAAACGCTCGAGATACAAACATAAAAACAGATATACATATAAAATATTATGAAAAAGGCCGTGAAAAAACTTCACTTGGAGAAAGGATGATTTTTCGTGCCTATCAGCCAAAACCTTTTCGCGTCAGGCTTACGCACCACGAAATGGATTGGGCTCGTACTACTCTTAGTAATCATAATGTAAAGGATCAATTTCTTTTAATTAATCCAGATTACAAAGACAGTTTCTACTCGAGCAATAAAAACTGGGGATTTGAGAAGTACCAAGAATTAACTACAATGCTCAGTAAAGATTATCATGTTGTGAGGATATTACCAGGTGGTATATACACTGAACCACCTCTACAAGACGCAACCAATATTAAGTCAGAAGACGTGAGAAAGTCAGTTGCAATAATGAGCCTTGCCTCAGGTGCAGTAGGCTACGATGGGTTGATGAATCATATTACAGCGGGATTTGAAATACCCATGGTTGTAATATGCGGTGGACTAGTAGATGAAAGTATTGTTGGTTATGAAACAAGTGAATATATAAAATATGATCATCCACAAACTCCTTGTGGTGCAAGAT